GTCATGCCCTGCTTGACGTAGCTCTGCACGGCGTCGTTCCATTCCTGCAAGGCAGAGGCCTCGCTGGTGCTGGTCGCGGACGATTCGCCAACCGCCTCGACTCCTTCAGGTTTTCGCTGTGCGGCCAACTTGGCGGCGGCCGTCGCCTCTTTGGCTTCACGTTGGGCGATCTCCAGTCGCTCCTGTTGCTCCAGGATCCACGCCTCTTGGGCCTGCTGCACTGTCGCGCCAGATTCCAGTTGCCCCAGAAGGAAATCGCTGTCAGCACCCACAAGGGCGCTTTTCAATTCCTGCAATGTCGCAGGCTTCGGTGCTACGGCATCTGCCATGGCAATCGCTCTCCCTAATGCGTCCTCGACGGTGCCGATCTGGTCAATCAGACCACTCGCCATCGCGTCAGAGGCCGAGTAGACTTTGCCGGTCGCCACAGCGGTCAACCGGTCCTTATCAAGTCCGCGTCCGGATTGGACGGCGGCCAGAAAATCAGTGTTGATGGCCTGTATAAGGCCCTGGTAATACTCCAGGTGAGACTCAGTGACCTCGGTTCCAGGTGTCCCCGAGCCCTTAAAATCGCCAGCTTTGACCACGTGAACCGTCAGGCCCTGGTTTTCGGCCATCTTGCTGCTGTCCACCACGACCATAAACGTGCCGATCGACCCCACCAGGGCCGGCTTGTTGGCCCATATCTCCGTGGCCTGGCTGGCCACGTAGTAGGCGGCCGAGGCCCCTAAATCCTCGATATAGGCCAGTACGGGCTTTTTGCCAGCCGCGGCAGCCACTGCGTCGGCCATCTCCTTTGTGCCCGCGGCCGTGCCGCCTGGCGACTCGATCTGCAGCATGATGGCGCGAACGGATGGGGCCGCGGCGGCTTGGGCCACCTGCCGCCGCAGCTCCACCGTCCCGGGACTGCCACGAAAGGAGGATCCTCGCTTTGTCATCATGCCGCTGATCTGGATGATCGCGACGTCGTCCTGTGTCACCTCGTATTCGGTCGCCAGTTGTCGGTCCGACGTGTCGTGGCTGGACATGTCAAGCCGATCCAGCATGGACAGAAACTGGTCAGCCCACTCGAAACTGACCGCCCAGGGGCCCCAGAATTGGTCCAGGTGTTTCGCCGGGATCGTCTGGGCAATCGGCACGTAGACACGCCTGGCGGCTTCCTGGCCACCCGTGGCCTCGCTGATAGTCCCCGTCCACGGCACGTCGGTCATCGTCGAGGTTGTCACGACAACGTCGTTATTCGTTTCGCTCGGCATTTTCCGCTCCTCGCTGTGCCTCGGCGTCCTGGTTGGCCAGGTTGATCTGCGTGCCGTCGGGCGTCGGAAGACTGATCAGCTCCCGCCAGTGAACTGGGTTGTCCCCGAATTCCTGGTTGATCTGGTCGGCAGACTGCTTGGCCAGCCGAATCGCCAGGGCGTTGTCCTCGACGATCTCCCGGGCCAACTCGGACCACTCGATCCCTCGCTCCGCGTGGAGCCGGCGCTTGCTGATCTGGCCGTTTCGATCACGTAGCAGGTCAGCCGAGGCGTCGGTCAACGGCTCAATGTACGGCCACCGTGGTGCGTGCCACCCGTGCCGGAAGATATTCACGTCCGACCGCTCAGCCGCCCTGGCCAGGATCGCGTCACCAGCGATCCACTGCCGTAGTTTCCATGTGTACGTTGGCCTGTGGAGCCTGCTGCAGTACCACTGCTGCCACCACTTCCAGCCCAGCCGAGCCTGGTCGATGGCACCACGCCAGCCGCTGAAGTTGGTCTTGGATGGGTCAAGCATGAACACCGCGACTGGCTGGTCAAGGTTGATCGCGATGATGTTCAGGATCAGGTTGGTATGCTCAAAAAACGTCGGATTCGGCACGTTCGGCGAGAAACCGCTGATCTTCTCCCCAGGGGGCGCGGTGACCTCCATGCCAGCCGCGATCCCCTTGAGAGTCCCGTCGAGGGTATCGGGCAGGTCGAAGTTGGTGTTGCTCTCGGCGGCTTGCCGGTTGGCGACGAAATCGGGCTCTCGCTCGCGCAAGATGCACCATGCAGACACAGCCTGCTGTTGAACCAGCCGGGCAAACTGCACGTCATCGAGCATTCCGACCATGTCCACGACGGGCTGCAAGACCGAAACACCACGCGTCTGGCTCCAGCGTTTCGGGTTGTACAGGTGGAATACCTGGCGTTGTCCCTGGCTGTTCCGGGCAGGGATCCGCCGCATGTCGCCGACTCGCAACTGAGCCGCCGACCGCATCGGGCTGATGGACTCCTTGGTAAACCAGTATTCCATCCGCTTTCGGTACTGGTCCAACAGAATGCCGTGGACGACGTTCAGCTTGGTCCGGAGCGTCCGCAGGCGGTGAGACTCCATTACCTCTAACTGACCCCTTGTGGTCGGCAGCAGGGCAATGTCGCCGTCGACCAGAGTCTGGTACAGGGCCAGCTTTTCGACAGCCGCCCAATCCAACTCCTGGCTTGTTGTCACCTGCTCTGGGTCAGCTGCCCATTCGCCCCACATGGTCTTCAGGTCGCGGTCAATCTCCTCGTCGCCAGTGTTCGGGTCGACAGTGAAGCCGTCCTGCACAACGTTGGCCACCAGCCGCCGCAGGGCCTGTGAGATCACGGTGTCGTTGCGCTCGAGTTCCCGGCACAGCTCGACAACGAAAAAGTAATCTCGCTCGCTGCCGAGGTGATAGTCGCCAGTCGTCCCCAGCGGGTGGATGCCGCTCCTGGTCCGCTGAAAGCGGGTGGTCGTGCTCGACTTGTAGGACTGGCGCAGATCGGTGTATGCCTCGCTCAGCGAGACGTGAAACCGGTCGATCGCCTTGGGGGGTCTGCTCACGAACGGAACTCGGTGAAATCGTAGTATTTGACGCCCTGATCGGCAGACTGGGCCTCTCGCCAATCCTCGGCCTGCTTCAGAAGATCCTGCAGTGCCTTCAGATTGGTGACGATTTCCTCGCCGCCGCGACCGCCATGCGTGGCCCGCTCTGGCATCGTCAGAATCAGATACTCAACGGCAGTGATGTACTGTTCGACCTTCGTCGTGCCGCTGGTTGCCCACCGGTAGCCGGAATTCGCAAGCATCAACTCTTGCGCTTCGACCCGAGATGTTGGTACAGTCGCCATAACCCCAAGGTATGACGACTTTGCCCAACGTCCAGAATGAAACCTGGAGAATAAATAGAATCGCTAAACCGTCGATACTAGGAAACACCGCAGCCGTCCGCCACGACATCCAGCAACCAGCGGATAGCGTCACCCTGCGAAGCGACAGGCCTGCCGTTGATGATCGTGCCGTCGGCGTGCAGGCCACAGTACAGCATAGCCAGGCCGATCCGCTGTTTCTTTGTCATGCTGGTAATGTGCAACTGATCATGCACACGCAGCCGCGACTGGTAGCCGTTCTCGCTGTAATCACCCACGGGTATCTCAACGATCAGGGGCTCCCTGTCGCTTGAATTTGCCACGTTGGTGCTGTCTACATTCCGTCGTGCCTTAGCCATCTCCTACCCTTTGCAGCTTCCGAATCCCCAGCCCGCCGCCACCCTGTGAGGCCTGCCGTAAATCCGTGTGATCAAACAGTCCGAATCCACAAAACGATGCGGCAGCCGCCGCGATGTACTGGGCGTCAAACCAGTGGTTGTTGCTGTGCTGCTTCTCCCACCGCTTGACGACGCCTCGGCCGGCGATGAACTCGTCAACCTCATGCTCGGCCATCATGTGCTTCACGAAGCTGACGTGCTCATTCTCGGTCGCCCGGTACAGCGTCAGCGATCCCTTAGTCTCTGGACTGAGCAGTAGCATCTGGTGGATCCTGCTTTTCCAAATGTCCGCGTTGATCTCAACTAAGTGCATTTTCGTGGCCGGGACGTAGGCGACATGCCACCCGTTGCCGACCTTCTTGACCGTTGCGCCTGTCCGCTTCGGCTTGCTGTACCACCTCTTGCGATCCTGGGCGATCCCGCGGCCGATGATCGGCCTGTAGAAATCCCGGTTGGACTCGCGGCAGAAGTCATAGACCGCATCCGGCATCCACCCTGCGTCGATCCATACCTGGTCAGGCGGCCGCTGCTTGCCCGCTGGCGTCACCCACCCATCCTCGCACCGCTCCCGCATGGACCGCAGGGCCAGCAGGATCGCCCGCTCGACCGCCATGTCATCGCTCGGCACTTCCTCCCGCCCGTAGTCAAACGTGTGGGCGCCCTGGTCGTGCTCCAGCCAGGCCGTGGCCACCCAGTGCATCAGCCGCTTGCCAATGTCCACGCCCACCGTTACGTAGGCCGTATTCTCGGGAATCAGGCCCTTGGACCACTTGGCCTGCTTCTTCTTCGTTTTGTCAAAGTCGAGCCTGGTCGCCTGCAGGTCGGGTGAGGTGTACGGAATAGCCCAGTAGAATTGGCTCATCTGCCGCTGGGCGTCGTCCTCGGAGATCGACCGGGATGCGTGCCACTCAGATGCCCCAAGGAAACCCGTAGACAAAAACAGGTTGTTTGCGGCCGACCAGCGAAACCCCAAAGTCTTGACCTCCGGCCCGTCGCCGGTCACCTTCCCCGACTTGGTCATCCCCTGACCGCGGTGGATCAGCTTGCAGTCCGCGTTGGCCCGGCTCCTGTCATCCTCAGACCAAGGCTTTTCACAGCTCGGGCAGACGAACGACGCCTGCTGGGCTGCAGCCAGCTCGTTTGTGGCATCCTGCCACCCGGTCAGGTTTTCCCGCTCTGGCGTGACGTACAGCCGGCAGTGGGGACAGCGAATCACGATGCGGCTTTCGGTACCCGCCTTGTAGCGGCTCCAGATGTGCCCGGTGTCAACAGACACCGTGCATTCCTTGTAAATCCGCCTGTTTTCCCCATAGGACAGTGTCCGGGCCTCGATCTGCTTGACCTTGGCGGCCTCGACGCTGGTGCTGTGGCTGCTGTCCAGCCCGTCCACCTCGGTGAAGCACACCACTCGAGTCGTGAAGTGAGCCCGCGACTTGTCCCCGCCGCCCCCCGTCATGAACTTGAGTGTCGCACCGTTGAGAAAATGGATCGTGTCAAACTTCCCCCCGCGGCTGCCGCGGCCGCGGCTCGGGAACAAGTGGGCGTACCTCGTCTGCTGGATCGCTGGCCACAGGTCGCGTTCCCACTTGTCAGCCGCCATGTCCCCGTCGGGCAGGCCCACCACCACCGTCTCTCCGATCTCGAACAGGTGATACAGAATCGGCAGCACGAAGCAGCACAATGACTTGCCGGACTGGCTGGGACCAGTCGCACAAAGCTCAGTCCATTGGCCTGAGTCGATCTGGTCCAGCCAGAGCCCAACGAATGGCTGCCTCGCAACAGAAAACCGTCGCCCCTGGTAGCGGCCTGTGGGGATGATCAGCTCATCCTCGGCAAACTGCCTGATCGTGCGCCGCTCTCGGCACTTCGACGATCGCAGCGTGTACCGACATGCCGCTATCTCAGAGCCTGTCCACCTCTGGAATTCCCTCGTTGTTGCGATCACGCTCCGCCCGCTCTAACAGTTCCACGGCATCGTCCAGTTTTTCGTTGAGCCACCGGACTGCTTCGTTGCCGAATTCCCGCTGTAGTTGTTCCCCAGCCTCGCGCAGATGAGATGCAAATTCAGTCAGGTAGCCGTGGACCGCGGAAAACGAAACCAGTTCGCGTTCCCGCTCCAGCCGCTCCAGTCGCAGAATCTTGGCCTTCTCCAGTCGCTGCATCTCCAGCGCGTCTGAATTGGCGTCCATGTTCTGGCGACTCTTGAGCCAGTGGTAAATTGCCTGGAGATCATAGAATCCCCGCTGCCCAGGCATCCCTTGCTTAACCCAAACCTGGATGGTCGGGACCGCCACGCCAAAAAAGGCCCCCGCCTCTGCTTGCGTTTTCGCGATCCACTGGCTACTCTGACGCTTCCTCTCCTTGGCCTTCGCCATACTCGGAATTCACCATTTATGCATGTAAACCGCCCTCGATAACTTGGCGGAGGCCCCCAAGTGAGCAATCTTAACCAAAGAACCTATGCCCCGGGGGGCCCTAAGTCCTTATTCCTCGTCGCCGCCATTCGTCGTAAGTCCTTGCGCATTGGTCAGCCTGGTGGCGCTGTTGTGGTGGCAGCAACCGTCGTCGTCGGTGCCGCTGTGG